AAAGAAGGTATTTATAACTGTGCTTTGTGGATTAAGAAAGGAACACAAACTGAATATAGATTTGTTGTTTACCATACTAAAACCGCAATTGTTGTTGATGTACGTGTCGCATAGCATTGGTTATAACGTTTTGCAGCCTTACGCAGTGGGGGCTTTTAACCACTGCACAACATTAAAAACACAAAATTATGAGTAACGAAAAATTGTCCAACGAAGCCGCCAACCCCCTATTGCGTAAGACTGCTGTTAGCGGCAGTTTTATGTGCGCTCATGGTGCGAAAAACAAATGCAATGAACAATGTTTTACTTGTTCAGAAGATGAAAAGTGTGATGTAAAATACAGCTACAAAGCTACTATGACACATTACTTTCAATTTACAGAATGGATTGCTGAAAGGTATAATTATATTGGTGGCAAGTGGTGTTGTTGGTGTGCAAAACAATATGATATTAAAGACACAGAACGCTACAAGGATACTGGTGAATTGTGGGCGTATTGGTGGGAAAATTGCCGCTAACTCATGGCTACACGCTACTTTATATCGCCAATACAACAAACAAAAATCAAAGGATGAACTACCAAAAACTACATAACTACCTTGCGGATGAACTTGGAATCCTGCCAATTCAAACTGAAATGCAGGAAATTGTCGAAATTGTTAAGGCCATGCTTGCAGAGGAAGAACAAGACCCAATCTCACAAGAAGAATTGCAGCAATGGAAGGAATGGGCCGAAAGCGTTAAATTTGACGAAACAACCAGCCCTGCAACGGTTAATATTCCATTCGTTAAAAGAACCCCGCCTCCCACCGAAATACCCGAACACTACCCGAAAGGATGCTGATAAATTTAATTTAATGAAAAATTTGTAACTTTGTGGGATGAAAGAGGCAGACAAAACACCCAAAAAACGCCCAGAAAAACCATTCAGAGGTGTGATTGATGGGAAATCTTTTACAAAGGAAAACCAGCCGTCACCCGAAGCAAAAAGCAAAGGGTGGCAAGCAAAACGTGCTGAAAAGCTACTTACCCAAAAGATTGTTGAAAAATTAACCGAGGGAAAAACGCTTGATGAGTATGTGCAAAGCCTGATTAAAAATGCAAAACTTGGCAATGCAAAGGCTATCGACACAATTAATAATGGGTTAGAGGAACAGATTACAAAAACCGAAACAACCCTAAAATTAGGCAAAGACTTAGCCGATGAGGATTACGTTTGATAAAAAATGGTTCAATCCGCTATACTTTATTTTAAACGACCTATTAAAAAACGATAGCATTAGGACTATTTTAGTTTATGGCGGCAAATCATCATCAAAAACCGTTTCAATCGCTCAAATATTAGCAAAGGAATTGGTTGTTAAAAACGCCTCATCGATTGCATTTAGGAAAGAAAGCAGCACAATCCCGACAACACTAAAGAAAACGTTTAACCTTGCCATTGATACCATGTATTTAAGCCCTGCGATTGAGCGGCAGGATAGAAGATACATAACCAAAACAGGCGCGGAAATTCCATTGAAGGGCATAGACAATGAGGAAAAGGCAAAGGGGGTTGAAAGTTACAAATACCTGTTTTTGGATGAATTGAACCATTTTGAAATTGGCGAATACGAGCAATTTCAGTTGTCGTTACGCGGCATAAAAGGTCAAAAGATATTTGCCGCGTGGAATCCTGTTGATGAAAATAGCTGGGTAAAAACACAATTGGTTGATAAATATGAGTGGATTGAAACAGAATATAAACTCCCCTGTGAATATTCCTTCGTAAAAATTAGCGCGGATGGGTCAACAATACTAATTAAAACAACCTATGAAGATAATTATTGGATTGCGGGCAGCCCGTGCGGTACTTATGGATTTCGTGACCAGCCGTTGATTGATGTTTATAACGACCTAAAAAACAGAAACTACAATAGTTATCGGGTGAATGTACTTGGGGAATGGGGTAAAACGGTTTTTGGCGGTGAATTTCTAAAAAGTTGGAAAAGCGAAAAGCACGTTTCCAAAACAACCTACGACCCAAATCTTGCCATTTGGTTGTCGTTCGATGAAAACACAAACCCTTACTTTCCGTGTGGCATTTTCCAAATTAGCGATGAAAACCAAATCAGGCTAATTGACTGCATTGCGCTAAAGAACCCCGATAACACCACCAAAGCAATGGGGCGCGCTATCCTTGCCAAATTAAGAAAGTGGAGGCATTCAGGCTTTGTTTATGTTTGCGGTGATAGTACAAGTCAAAAGGACGATGTAAAGCAGGAAAAAGGATTTGATTTGTTTAGGTTACTGATTAATGAACTTGATGAGGTTAAGCCAATTCGCAGGGTAGCAAAATCAAACCCAAACGTAAGGCCAAGCGCGGATTTCTTTAATGCTATTTTAGACTATGAAGAGCAGGGGATTAGTTTTGTTGCCGATGAAAATTGTAGGGTTGCAATATTGGATTACGAAAACACAAAAGAGGATAAAAACGGAAAGGTTGACAAAACAACGGTAAAAGACCCAATTACAAAACTAAGCTACCAACCTTACGGGCATATTGTCGATTTAACGCGGTATTTAATTACAACGGTATTTGTTAGTCAATACACAAAGTTCCAAATGGGAGCATTAAAGCCTGTTTCATATTCAGGCCGCGAATCCGATGTTCGGCAAAATAGGTTTTAAAAGTTGTTACAAAATAATTATCCTAAACATTGCCAATGTACTTTTGTTACATGGCAAGATTTCTTTTAGATTCGGATTACAAAAGCATTATTCAGGAAGTTGATTTACTGCAAATAATCGAATCCGATTACAACAATCTTTACGCAGCCGAAGAAAAAGCCATTGCGCGAATGAGAACTAAACTCGTTCAGCGTTACATGGTTGACATTGAATTAGGTTCAATGACCGCGTACAATGCTGCCACTCATTACCGTACAAAAGACAGGGTTTTAGCAACAGGAAATGTTATTTATAGCGTTAAATTGTTCGACCGCTGGGAAAACACAAAAGCCTACATTGTTGGCAATATTGTTACCGATGACAATGGTTATGTTTACACTTGCGCCACAGCCAACACCAACGAGAAGTTAGCCAATAATACTACCTATTGGACACCAATGGTCAATATTATCAACACTAATACAACCTATTGGGCGCAAATCGACAACCGTTACCCGTTATTTGTGGAGTTAGCGATGGATATGGCACTTTACAATGTTCACGCCCGAATTAACCCGCGAAACATACCCGATTTAAGGATAGAGCGAAACCGCGAAGCCTTAGACCAATTAGAACGGTGGGCATCGGGAACGGACACCGCTGAAGTATTGAATATTAACACCACCGACCAAACAGGTTATTCAATTCGCTGGGGGTCGTCCTTGGATAAACAAGATAACTTTTTCAAATAATGGCTTGGTACAATTCTATACTACCCAACTTTTTCAACTTTGACAAAAAGCAGCCACCAAGCGCGAACATTCAGCGCACCATTGATTTTGAGCAGCAGTTACAACGAGTAAGGCAGGACGCGCAAAAGTTCAATATTGCGGTTGAAAGTGCTGAAAGTCCTAAATACCCAAACCGCTTTCTGTTGATGCAAATGTATCAACAGATTGTTTTGGATGGGCAAGTACAATCGGCTATCATGCAGCGTAAATCAAAGGTATTGAGCCAAAAGTTCAATGTAATAAAAGGCGGTGAGGTTGATGAGGAAAAGACAAAGATGCTTAACCAAAAGTGGTTCTACGATTTCACCTCTTTGGCTTTGGATTCAATCTATTGGGGTTTTTCGTTGGTTCAATTCGGGTCGGTTAAGAATGATGCTTATGAGAGCGTTGAATTAATACCGCGCATTTATGTTGTTCCTGAATATTCATTGGTAAGAAACAACACCGCCACCGTAACGGATGGTAAAATCTTCACAGAAAAACCTTATTCAAATTGGTGTATAGGTGTTGGAGGTAAAAAGGATTTAGGGTTATTGATGCAGTTGGCTTCATACGTTATTTGGAAGAAAAACGCAATGTCGGCATGGGCTGAATTTACTGAAATCTTTGGCGTTCCGATGCGAACCGTTAAGACCGATGTAAGGGATGAATTGACCCGAAAGAACGCGGAAAATATGCTTAAAAACATGGGCGTTGCAACGTGGGCGGTATTGGATTTGAATGATGAATTTACCCTACATGAAACAGGCAGAAGCGATGCTTATCAGGTGTTCGATAAGTTGGTTGAACGATGTAATTCTGAAATCGCTAAAATCATTTTAGGGCAAACAGGCACAACGGATGAAAAAGCCTACGCAGGAAGCGCAAAAGTACATGAAAGCGTTGCCGATATCATCAGTCAACAAGATATGAGAATGATGGAATTTGTTGTAAAAAATCAACTTTTCCCAATGATGCAAAGCGTTGGTTTTGATATGGCGGACTGCTCGTTTGAATACGATAGAAGCGAAACCCTAAGCATCCAAGACCAAGCCAATATTGATGCTTCGTTTATGCCTTACGTTCAATTCAATAAAGAATACCTTGAAAGCCGTTACGGCATTATATTAGACGATGTAAAAGCAATCGAGAGCGAGCAGGTAAAGTCAATCAATAAAAAACTGCAAAATATCTATTCTTAGTGTGCAAAATTTGCGAACTATACAATGCAGTAAAGAACGAGCCGACACCGTTCACAGAGGATGATTTCAACCGCCTGTCGAACGAGGTTTGGACTGGCATGGTTACCAAATACAACCTTCCTGTTTCTTCTTATTTAAAAACATCAGGCCATTTAATTAAAGGTGTTGATGAAGGGTTTGGCAAAAGTATAGTTGAGGCAGCGTTCGATTCGCCTGATTGGTTAATGTTGGCCGATTTGCACGAAAACATTTACACTTTTTCAGCGGCAAAAACATATCAGGAGGTTAGGGCAATGAGTAATTTGTTAATGCAACCCGAACTAAAAACTAACTTTTACGCATTTAAAAAAGAGGCCGAAAAAGTGTTCCACGATTACAACGCGGCATACCTTGAAGCCGAATACAACACCGCAAAGGCATCGAGCCGAATGGCAGCCGAATGGATGCGAATTGAGGATTCTAAAGATGTTTTACCATTGCTGCAATATAAAACCGTTGGGGATGGAAGAGTAAGGCCAACACACCGCCAATTAGATAATATAATACGCAGAGCGGACGATAATTTTTGGAATGAGTATTTTGTTCCCAACGGCTGGAATTGTCGTTGTACGGTAATCCAATTAATGGATGGTAAAGAAACCGACATTGCAGCAATTCCAAACATTGACCATGATGTACCGCCACTTTTTAAAATGAATAGCGGAAAGGATAGGATAATTTTCAAGGACACAGGTAAAAACAAACACCCTTATTTCGATGTAGCAAAAGGCGACAAACCCTATGCAATGCGAAACTTTGATTTGCCGATACCACAACCGCCAAGACTTACACCATGAAAATCCCAATGGTAACAATTTTTGAGTACATCGAACTGCGTTACTCTGTTTTGTTTGATGCCACAATTTTATTAATCCTAAATTGAAAAATAAATTCAATATGAAAGGGCTTGACAAAAGAGTTAGGTCTGTTTTGGAAACCTCGTTAATCGTAATTGGTAACGAGGCAAAAAATCATTTTGTTAATTCGTTTCGGTTGCAGGGCTTTGAGGATAAAACGGTTGAAAAGTGGAAGCCGAGAAAGAAAAAAGAGGCGAAAGGTAGAGGAAGCAAAAAGTCGGCAGCAGAAGCGGGAACGGTAAGAAGCGTAAAAGCGGGTCGTGCAATACTTGTTAAGTCGGGCGATTTAAGGCGGTCGATTAGAAGGGAAAGCATTAATAAGGCATCATTAAAAGTTGTAATCGGTACGGATGTTCCCTATGCTAAAATACATAATGAAGGGTTTAGGGGAACTGAATACGTTAAGCCACATCGTAGATTTGTTGACCAAGGAGATAAGATGGGAACGGGTGTGTTTAGCGTAAAGACAAGGAAGGAAAAGATGGCAACGGTAAAAATTAAGCAAGATGTTAAGGGGTATTCACGCAAAATGAATATGCCCAAGCGTCAATTTATAGGCGGGTCATACGTCCTAAATACGAAAGTGAAAAAAACTATTACAAAAAGTTTAGACAGGTTGTTTAAAAAGTAATTTTGCACAATGCAATTAGCACTCTATAACGCTTTAAAGGCACAAATTGAAACCTTATCTTCACTCAAAAAAGTGGGGCTTTGGAATAATCAATTTGAGCGGGAGGATGTGAACGTGCCTTTTCTTTATCCGTGTTGTTGGATAGAGTTTGCGGATATTCAATACACCAACTATTTGAAAGGTGAGCAGCAAGTAAGCATGACCGTTAATCTTCATTTAGGGTTTGAAAGCTACAAAACAGAGGACACTGCAATATTAACTTTAAAGCAGCAACTACACGCGAAAGTTCACACTTTATCAGTTGGTAACTATTGGACTAAACTTTTGCGCTCATCCGAGGTTCAAAACTTTGACCACCCAAACGTGCAGGAATATATTATTTCCTATTTGGTTTCGGGTAAGGATTATAGCGTTTTAACAACACCAACAACAACCGCAACGGTCAATACTTTGAACACTAACAACGCTCCAATAATTGACAATGACGAAATAAGAACAGGCGTTTTACCCTCCGCAATTGTACTAACAACCGAAAGCGGTTATGTACTTGCATCCGAATTAGGTTATCAACTTGTAATCCAGCAATAAAATGGCAACAGAACAAAAAATATCAGAATTACCAGCAGCGGCAGCATTGGGCGGCACGGAGGTAATCGTAGTTAATCAGTCAGGCGTTACCGAACAAAGCACTATCAACGCGGTTAAAACTTATGTACTTGCAACAGGTGCAACAGGAACATTTACCACCGCTGATGTTCCCGCTAAAACCGTAACCGTTACCAATGGCCTTATCACCGCAATAGTGTAATCATGGCAAGGACAATCGCACAAATAGCGCAACAAATGTTAGACGCAAAGGCAGCCGATGCGAACCTTGCAGGACTAACATCGACCTCACAAACTGCAATATGGAGGTTATACATTTATATTGTTGCCGCCTGTATTAATGTTTACGAGCAATTACAGGACTTGTTTCGTACTGAAATGGAGGCAACCGTTGCACTTTCTGCGCCTTCAACCCCGCAATGGTGGAAGGATAAAGTGGAAAGATTCCAATACGATGCAACCGTTGCACAAGTGGCAGAATTAAACCTAACTACTTTCGTTATCGAGTACCCAATTATTAACACTTCGTACCAAATCATTTCACGTTGCAGCATAACCACCGCACCAAGCAGAACCGTTAATGTAAAGGTTGCCACAGGAACACCGCCAGCGGCATTGGGCGTAAGCGAGGTTTCGGCATTGGAAGATTACATTTCTGCATGGGTTCCTGCTGGTATAGCTTTTTCGGTTATTTCGGAAACGAGCGACAAAATGGAGGTTGCAGCAGAAATTTATTACAACGGACAATACACGCCTGTTATTCAAACCAATGTCGAAACGGCATTAGAGAATTACATGGCAAATCTTCCGTTTGATGGTACGATTTCAACACAGGGCGTTATAGATGCTATTCAAAGCGCGGAGGGTGTAACAGGGCTAAAATT